CGCCAAATCCTGCTCCGGTTGGTTGAATATTGAAATCTAATACAATAAATTCAGCTGTCCGGGTTGGTTGCAAGAAAATTTGTCCGTAAAGAATGTTTTGATCAATAATATCTGGTGTATTATTTGTTTGGTCCATTACTACTCGGAATGCATATAATCCTTGACGAGCTCTAACATCTTCCATGTATGGATTAACAATGGTTAAGAATCTATTACGAGTTGCGGCTGTATTTTGTTCAAACACCAAATAGCGAGTAGATGATGCAATGAATTTTTTAACTGCAATCAACAAACGACGCACATTGACACGATCTAATGCACTTGGACGAGCTTGAAGTGTCTTTTGACCCCAAACAACTATTCCATCATTTAAGAAGTTCGCAATAGGATTAATTCGTGCTTGATACAATGTGTCACGATCTGATTGTGATAATTTTTTATATGTATCGGTTACTGCAGTTAATCCACCTCGATTCAATCCTGCTGGAGCATACCACGGAGCTTGATTGTCATCATTAAATGCCAATACTCCTGGAATCATTGTTGATGGCGGTACCCATAATGGAACATTGCGATCAGGATTGTTTACTCGCAACCATGGCCAATATGCTGCCGTATAATTATTATCTAATGCAGTTACTTGATTTACAACCGTTGTGATTGAATCTGTTAATGCATTTGAATCCATCACATAGAATGTATCTTGACGATTTTGAGCCAAACTACGAGCCAACGATGTTACATATGGATGAAGACTATCAATAACACCCGGTGTCACTAATAAATTCATATCATAGTAATCTGTGTTAGACAGCAATGAAAATGCTTTATTATATGATTTAGTTCCCGTTGATGTTGAAGTTGAACAATCAAATCCAAATGTATTTGTTGCTGCAATATACTGTCCTGCATATTTAGGTAAATTTGGTCGAGCACCATCAAATCCTCCTTGGAATGGAAGCATAAATTTACGTGTATCAACCGATACATTGGTTGTAAATGTTGACCCCGTCAATGCACCTTGCAATGAAGCTGAATAAGGAGCTGTCAAACTAGGAAATGCAGCTTGTGCATCTTGTGCAACATCACCTAAATAAAAGTCTGCATTGCTTCCGGTATTTGAACCCGATGATGGCAATGGAGCCAAATAATTTAAATTGGTTTTTGCAGTATAATCAAATCCTAAATAATTGTTTCTGTTGTATACGCTTGAAACTACTTGTGATGTATTGTATGTTGCTGCTGTCAAACTCAATGAACCTGATACTAATGCTAATGGTGCATTTGGTGCACGGAACCCGAATGGTATCAAAGTTTTATCATTTGTTTTGTTTGAAACACCCCCATCTACTTCTACACGAATGTATTTAGATTTATTTGGATAATCTCCTGATATTACAATTTCATTTGAATCATTAACGGTTTGATAACGATCTCCTATTATTTGTGCAATGTATTGCGGCGATGCAGGATCTAAATTAACATTTAAAAATGTTTCTACCGTATCTGGAGCAGAATCTGTATCTTGTGATGAATATGGAGAATTTGGTATATTTGTAGTATTTACTCTGCGTACTTCAACCGTAAATGTACCATATCCATTAGGATCAGATACTTCTGAAGAAAGTTTTAAATCGCGAATACCAACTTTAACTTCATGATTTACAGAAGTACCATGAGACAATGTATGAAATTTAAATAAATTTTTAACAATAGATCCAATTTTTTGTGATGTTACCCATGGGGTTGATGCTGTGTTATAATCATTTAAAAATTCATAATTAGAAATAATTCCTAATTCAACCGTTACATTGGCTAAATTATTAAATGTAGTTGCTGCATTTGGATTAGTATATTGAACATATACTGGATAATCAACTGATTTAGGAGAATATCCAAATACTTTTCCAACGTAATTGTTTTGTGATTCTACAATTGAACAAGATATTGCAGCGGTTTGTCCTACTAAAAATGCTCCAGAAAATCCAATTGCATTGTTTGCAGCTGCCGAATATGAACCTGAAATGGTCAATGCAAATGATCCGCTCGTACCATTAGCTAACGTTGATGCTTGAAATACATTGGTTGCACCATTCGTAGTTACTGGTTGTGTTGGATGCAATACATGGGTTACAATTTGTTTTGAACCTGATTTAGCAATAATTGCTAAAGCACCATTTGTTAGATAATATCCATCTTCATATAATAAACGCGTTACTGTAATTACATTACCGCTACGAAGATAATCTTGTACTACATATGGAACATATGAATCATCTGTATATGAACCAAATATTTCCGTAAATTGTCCGTATGATGTTATTTGTGTAGGAATCAGTGCAGGCCCTTTTACGGTTGGTCCTACTACTGCTGCACCTATTTGTGCTATCCCACCGGCTAAATACGATTGATCTACTTCGTTCGTAAATACACCCGGCGAAATTATTCTTTCTGCCATTATTTTACTCCTATGATTTTCTTATAAATATGATTTCAAAAATCCAAACATCATGTAGTTGGAGTAAATGTGCCATTTTGAATATTTATTTCACCATCACCATATCGTTCGCGCATTGTTTCTATCAACGATTGTTCTTGTTTTTGCAATTCTGCAAATTGTTGAACATACTTAGCACGTTCTGAGTCTAATAACTCTAAACGTTGCTTAACGGCATATTCTTCTAAATATATATTGCCTAATGTTTGTGAATTTTTTGCAAATGCATCTCGCAATTCCA